GAAAAAGAATGTGCAATTAGATATGAAGCAGTAGATGACAAGCTATGTGCATTAGATAAGCGTATGTGGAGACTAGAGGCTATGTCAATGACGAGTACCTTTGCAGTAGTCGCTTTGATAGTGGCTATAGTAATGAAGTAATGGAGCTAGTCTTTGCACTCATCACTTATTTAGGAACAGCAAAGATCGATCAATCTTATTTTAGAAGTATAGATGACTGTTTATACTTTGCAACAAGAATTAATAGTAACGTATCAATACCAACCATTCAGCAGGGTACACCGAGGAAATACACAGCTGTATGCGAACCAAGGAAAGTAAATAATAAAACAAAGGTGTACTAATGATAGATCCAGTAACAATATCAGTAGCAGTAGGTGTAGCTGGTAAAGCTTTTGCTGCAATTAAACAAGGATTTGCTATGGGTAGAGACATAGAGCAAATGTCAGGTGATATTGGTCGTTGGATGGGAGCAGTATCAGATGTTGACAATGCAGAAAAGCAAGCGAAAAACCCTCCTCTCTTTGGTAAACTGTTTAAAGCAGGTTCTATTGAGGAAGCAGCAATGGCTGCATACGCTGCAAAAAAGAAACTTGAGGAACAAAGATACGAACTCAAGGTATTTTTAAATATGACACATGGTCCTGGAGCATACGATGAGTTACTCCAAATGGAAGGACAGATAAGAAAACAAAGACAAGAAACTATTTATAAACAACAACAAATGCGAAGACAATTAGGCGAAGGAATAGCTTGGCTATTTCTTGTAGTAATTATAGGTGGATTCTTATTACTATTAACAAGCGTATTTACAAGTAGAGCACATGCTGATAGCTATAAATATGTACCTAAACCTTACACTAAACAACAGTTATTAAATCAAGGTAAAATGTTTAAAAAGAAATACACAACTTGTAGGCTAAAGAAAATACTTAAATCAAAGTATACAAATAAACAAGCCTGTATTTATCAAGGCGGTAATAAAACTTTTGAATTAATGTATGAGGCTAACTGCCCTAAACAATATAAGTGTTTATATAATCCTAATGGACAAGAGCCTAACATAGATAATGTTATGGATAGTTTGAGGAGTATAGGAAAGAAATGACAGTATATGAGGATGGCAATTACAGAATAGAGTTAGATAGGAAAGGTCGTGTATATCACAAGAATCATTTATTATTTATAGGCGATACACACCTTGCTATCTCTATGTTTTTAAGAAATAGCTCTAATCTTGAAGCTAATCTAAAATTAAAAAGGAGGATGAGTTAATGTTAACAGCACTTATCGGTCCTGTATCTAATCTTTTAGGAAAGTTTATAGAAGATAAAGATATGAAAAATAAACTTGCTCATGAAGTAGCCACGATGGCTGAGAGTCATGCTCAAGAGCTAGCCAAAGGACAACTAGCAATTAATAAAGAAGAAGCCAAACATAAAAATATATTTGTTGCTGGATGGAGACCCTTCATAGGGTGGACATGCGGTATTGCTTTATGTTGGCACTTTGTACTTGCACCTGTAACAATCTTTATATGTGCTTATCTATCAGTGGTGATACCAGAGTTACCGACATTTGATATGGGTAGTCTTATGACTGTACTTATGGGTATGTTAGGTTTAGGTACACTTAGAACTTATGAAAAGCAAAAGGGATTAACTAAATAATGAAAAAAGCAAAAGCAAAAATAAAAAAAGTAATTAAAGGTTTAAATAAAGCTTCTGCATCTCATGCAAAACAAGCTAAAGTATTAAGTAAAGTTATTAAAAAAAAATGACTCAGGATTTATTTAGACATTTAAGAATACATACTGCAAGTAAAAGATGTGAGACTTGTGCACTATATGAATGTGTAGTAGAAGAATGTAATTGTGTTTGTCATAAGGAGGACTCAAATGAAGAAAAAAAAATCAACGATTAATGCATCAAAGAATTATACTAAGCCTACTATGAGAAAAGCTATTGTAAAGAAATTTATTGCAGGTAGTAAAGGAGGATCTCCTGGACAAAACTCTGCAAGAAAAATGCAATTAGCGGCTAAAGAATATAAGGCTAAGGGAGGCGGTTATAAATCATAATGGCAAAAACAAAAGAACAGAAAAGCCTCACTGCATGGGGTAAACAAAAATGGAGGACAAAAAGTGGCAAACCTTCTAAACAAGGTCCGAAAGCTACTGGAGAGCGTTATATGCCAGCTTCAGCTATCAAGTCTCTTACACCAGCAGAGCATGCTGCAACCACTAGGGCAAAGAGAAAAGCTACAGCAAAAGGTAAACAATTTGCAGCAAACACTCCAGGAGCTAAAAAGAAAATAACTAGAGCAAGGAAAGCATACACATGAGTAAATTAACAGAAACATTAAGACGACATGAAGGAGTTAAAAATACTCTTTATAAATGTACCTCAGATAAGTGGACAATAGGCGTTGGAAGAAACCTAGAAGATGTAGGCTTATCAGATGATGAGATAGACTTTCTATTACAAAATGATATTGAAAGAACTGTTTCGCTTATGGATGAGTATATCCCTTGGCATAGTGATCTTGATCAAGTTAGACATGAAGCGTTAGTTAACTTTGTATTTAACGTAGGCATAGGCACTACAATGAAGTTTAAAAATGCTATGGCAGCATTAGAAGAACACGACTACGAAACTGCCGCTACTGAAATGATGGACTCATCATGGGCAAAGCAAGTAGGAGATAGAGCAATAGAAGTTACTGAAATGATTAAGACTGGCGAATATCAAGACTAGCATAAAATACGCCCTTTAAGGGGTAGTCCGTCATTAACAATAGAGGTAAAATTATGCTAAGAAATAGAGAATACGAAGGTCCAGTTATGTCAATCTCACAAGAGATAGACGAAATGAAATATAGACAGAAGGGAGAGTCCTTCGATGATAAGATAAAGAGGATAGCAAGAACGCTATCTGATGGAGATGAACACAGATTCATATTAGAAGATATATTAGGTGAGATGAGATTTCTCCCAGCAGGTAGAGTACAATCAGCAATAGGTTCTGATCGTATTACTACTGCTTATAATTGTTTTGTATCAGGAGAGATAGAAGACAGTATGGAATCTATTATGCAAAGAGCAAGTGAAGCCGCTGAGACCATGAGAAAAGGTGGAGGTATCGGTTATGATTTTAGTAAGCTAAGACCTAGAGGAGACCATATAAAGTCTCTTGATAGTAAGTCTAGTGGACCTATTTCCTTCATGCAAGTCTTTGATTCTGTTTGTCAAACAATAGCCAGCTCTGGTCATAGACGAGGAGCACAGATGGGTGTGTTAAGAATCGATCATCCTGACGTACTTGACTTTGTTCGAGCTAAGCGTAGTAATGATAAGCTAACTGGATTTAATATTTCAGTCGGTATTACAGATGCGTTTATGGAAGCACTAGAAAACGGAACTGATTATGAGTTATTCTTTAATGGTGAAGCTCGTGGCAGTCTCTCAGCACAAGAAGTATGGGATGAGATAATGTCATCTACTTGGGATTGGGCAGAACCTGGAGTTTTATTTATTGATCGTATAAGTGAAATGAATAACTTATGGTACTGTGAAGAGATATATGCGACTAATCCTTGTGGAGAACAACCGTTGCCAGCTTATGGTGCTTGTTTATTAGGTTCATTTAATCTTACTCGTTATCTTGAAAAGAATAAAAATAAGTATAGCTTTAACTTTGATCAATTTAAAAAAGATATAAAGCCAGTTGTACAAGCTATGGATAATGTCGTTGATAGAACTATCTATCCGTTAAAGGCACAAGAAGATGAGGCTAAGAATAAAAGACGTATGGGATTAGGTGTTACAGGCATGGCAAATGCTGGTGAAATGCTTGGTTATCCATATGCATCAAAAGAATTTATGACATGGGCAGAAAAAATCTTTGCATGTCTAAGAGATAATTGCTATAAGTCTTCGGCTGAATTAGCAAAAGAGAAAGGTGCTTTTCCTTTATTCAGAAAAGAATATCTTAAATCAAACTTTATTAGGTCATTACCAGCTTCCGTTCAAAGTCTTATAAGAGAACACGGAATACGTAATAGTCACCTTACATCAATCGCACCTACAGGTACAATTAGTATTGTTGGTGATAACGTTAGTGGAGGAATTGAACCTGTATTCAGTCATTACTATGATAGAACTATACAAACCTTTGATGGTCCTATAGTAGAGAGCGTAAAAGACTATGCCTATTCGCATGGAGTAGAAGGTCGTACTGCAGATAGTATTAGTGTTAATGATCACTTAGAAGTGCTATTATTAGCTCAACACTATATTGACAGTGCATGTTCAAAAACTTGTAACGTTAGTGGTGATGTGGACTATGATTCATTCAAACAAGTATATGTTAATGCATGGAAAGGTGGGGCGAAAGGGTGTACTACGTTCCG